GCCGAGCCCGATGATCGAGCAGAGAATGGCGAGCGGGATCGACGTGGCGATAATGACCGTGGAGCGCCACGAGCCGAGAAACAGCAGCACCACGATACCGGTCAGGATGGAGGCCGTGATCATCTCACGCACCACATCCTTGATCTGCTCCTTCACCATCACGGAGGCGTCGGCGAGGATGGAGACCTGGACGTCCGGAGGGAGAATGGCGCGCAGGCGCGGTAGCAGGGCCTTGGTGGCGGAAACCACATCCAGCGTGGACGCCGTGCCACCCTTCTGGGTGATCATTTCGACCGCCTGGCGGCCCTTGACGAGCACGAGGTTGGTCTGGGGATGACCGCCACGATACACATCGGCCACGTCACGAATATAAATGACAGCATTGCCCACACGCTTGACCGGGATATTGGCGATGTCTTCCATCGATTCCGGGGCGGCGTTCGTCTGGACCATCCAGTCCATGGCGTCGATCTTCTGATCGCCTGCGGGAAGCACGATGTTCTGGGCGGTGAGTGCAGCCTGAACGTCGGCGGCAGAGAGGTGATGGGCGCGAAGCTGTTCCTGGTTGAGCGACACCATCACGAAGCTGTCCATGCCGCCATAGGGATGGGCGACGACAGCACCGGGAACGGTAGCAAGAAGAGGACGCACGCGAATGACGCCGAGCTTGAACAGATCGGACGGAGTCTGTTTTTCGGAGGTGATCTGAAGCGCGATGACAGGCACCTGCGAGGGGTCGAGCGCCACAATCATCGGGGCCGGAACCTTGGGCGGCAGGCCGAGGAGGATCGTCTGGGAAATGGCCGTCACTTCTGCTTCTGCCGTGCCGACAGGGGTGCCGGGCTGGAAGTAGATGTTGACGATCGAACGCCCGTAATAGGAGTTCGACTCCATATGCTCGATATTCTGCACAGTCGTCGTGACTGCCAGCTCGAAATTATAGGTGATTCGTCCTGCAAATTCGTTCGGTAGCAGACCCGGATAGGTCCAGATAACCGAGACGACAGGTACCTTGATTTCGGGGAATACGTCGGTCGGCGTTTTAAAGATCGACATGATTCCGAACATCAGGATCAGGATCGAAAAAACGACGAAGGTCAGGGGCCGCCTTAAGGCAGTTACGACGATGGCGTTCATGAATTCATGCGCTCTCTTCTCTTGCGAAGGGAAGATGCCTTACGGCAGATTGTGTTGTTTCATTAATCCGAATTAACATTAAGAAAATGATAGCGGCTGCTTGCAGCGCATCATTACTTATCCAGATCACTCATCTTCGGATCGTATAGGCGCTGACATAAAATGTCGCATAAATGTTGTTTTACAAACCTGTGACAGTATCAGCTTTGACCAGCGTTATGGCCGATCGCCACAGCCTATTCTTGACATTATGGCTCAATGCCATTAATAAGACGTTAATCGTCCAGGAGTCGGACTGACTTCAAGGCGCAGCTGGTCGGTTAATGCTGATCAAAACGCAATGGCGCGAGGCGCAGGGAATGCTTGGGAACGGGATACGTTCTTGTTTTGTTCTTGCTGCGTCCGGCTTCAAGCGCTATGTCTGCGTGTGAAGAAGGCTGTTTTCTGGATGTGCGATGAAAACAAGGACGCTAACAATGGTCCCCATCTTGTCTCCTGGGCGGCTCAGGCATGTCGGAAGATGTGTTTCTGTCCCTGTGAAACGCCTTGTCCTGCTGCTGGAGCACCAACTCTGGGTGCAGAGCGGCAAGACGAAGGGCCATTTCCTCATCCGTGCGACCGTTCAGGACGCCCTTCAGAAGAAAATCGGTCGAGACCCGAAGGCGATTGGACAGAGACATGATGAGAAAGACGCTCGGTGCACGATCGCCTTTTTCGATCTTGTTCAGGGTCGAGGCATCCACGCCTAGAAGGCGCGCGCATTCGCTCTGATTGGGAAAGACGAGTTCGCGTGCCCAGGTGATGCGTTGCCCAATGGCGCGTTGAACAATCGCAAGTGAATCAGGGCGTCTGTTTTTGGCCATGGGACATTCATAGCAATGGCTCATTGCCAAATCCAGTGGCTTTTTGTTCATCCAGTCAGCGTCTCCATTAGTGGCATTTTGCCAAATAATGCAATGATCGGAGAAAGGTCAGATGAGGATTTCGAAGGACAGGCCCGGACGGGGTAAAGCCTTTCGGGCCACAACCGGCGAAGAGCTTGTCGCCCTGCTCGCGAGGAAGGATCGAGACGCTGAAAAGTCAGTGTCCCGCCCTGTGGCTGTTATGGAAGAGGAGCGTGATGAAACGGGTGCCCTGCCTGCAGGGCATTGTGTGACCTGGGGGGCTTTATGGCGCGGCGAGCAGATGCCGGTTTATCGCGATGTCTGCGGATATGGGCGATGGCTTCCCCGTAGCTGAGTACGCTGGTGCAGAACTCGACACGAGAAAAAGACACCGGGTGACCGGGGGCGTTACAAGCGAGGTAGATCATGAAAGACAGGGCACATCCGGTTTGTAACGATAACGCACCGACGGCAGAGCGCATGAAGCGTAACCGCTTCAGGAGAGAGGGAGAGGCGCTGCGTCTCTGGTCTACCGTGCGTTGGCTATACGACGCTGGCGATATCGGTGACGACGAGGTGACGGCAGCGCAGCGATGGCGCGCCGAATTCGACTATGCCGAGAACGGTATTGTTGTGGCTGCGATTAATGGGCCGCCCGTCGAGAAAGGCGACATCCATACCTGGATGCTGGGACGCGGAAAATGCGCCGCGCGTTTACGTCATCTCCAGCAGGTTCTGGGCGCCAGCCTGTATAGCCGGATCGACATGATGTTGGTACGTGACATGAGTTTCCCCGATATGGCGCGGCTCATCTATCCTGAATGTGTGCGTGCTCAGGCCAGGACGAAGACCGCAGCGCAATGCGCCCTCGCCCTCGAGCGGCTGTCAGAGTATTATAGAAATAAATAGATTGCATTATTATAAACAATGATGTATAGTTATTCTATAATAAAGAAGTATCGCAAATGAACATTTCCAACATAAACATTGGAGATGTGGTGTTTTGCCGGAACGGTTTTTTCATCGTTGTCGCTACCTCTGCGAGAGGAACTGTTCTGTGTCCTTTGGTAGGCTGCTCGGAACTGCGTCATCGTGCCGATCTCGATCTGTCTCTGCTCGATATTGCCGAGGCCAATCTGCCTTCTCCTTATATGAGAGTTAGGGCAGTGCCTCGCGTATATAGAAAAGGCCCACTGGTAAGACTGGGTTCGGTGCCATGGGCATGCGCCGATCTGATTTCGAAACGGATGACGCATGAATTACGTCAGCGGGATCGGCAGGGACCGTGATTCCACGGGTGTGTGCGTCTTTCATCGTGCAGACGAAGTGCCATGCGGGGATTAAGTCTGGATACAGTCATATCAACGGCTATGCGCCTGAATCTGAATGGCGGGTCTTTGCATTGAAGGACGAAGGAACCGTTGCGTCAGGATGCGTATCGAGGCGCCCTGTTCGACGTAAGCGCCGATGCACGGCAGGGGTCGGAAAAAACCGATATTTACCGACAAACATCATATCCATATAGAAACATAATGGAGCTGAAATGACATGCAAGCGCGCCATTCGTAAACGACCCGAAAGCGCTTTGCTTCGGAGCACGTTTCTCGAGACGCTTCGCAGGACAGCGAATGTCTCCGATGCAGCGCGTGCCGCCGGTATAGATCGCAAGACGGCCTATAACTGGCGGCGGGATAACGCGCTGTTTTGCGATCAGTGGAAACAGGCGCTGGAAGAGGCGGCGGATGTTCTGGAGGCGGAAGCACGTCGCCGTGCGATCGAGGGATATGATGAACCTCTGATCTATGGCGGTCGTTTGATCTGCGATGCTGAGGGCAGGCCAGTGATCCGGAAGCGTTACAGTGATGGGCTGCTGCGTATGCTTTTGCGAGCACATCGCCCTGCGCAATATCGCGACGGACGAACAGAAAGTACTGAGCCTGTACCGGCGCCGGTCCTGATTGCAGGTGATGACATTCTCTGAGCGGGGTTTTTCTCTTACCCCTATTCAGGAGGAAGCCAATCGCCTTCTCGGAGGGCGTGCGCGTCATATTTTTCTGCGAGGTGGATCGCGCTCAGGCAAGACGTTCATTCTGATCAGGGCGCTAATCGTCAGGGCCTTGCGTGTGCCCCAGTCACGTCATGGCGTTTTTCGCTTTCGCCAGATTGCGTTGCGCGCGAGCGTCATACAGGACACTTTTCCCAAGGTCATGCGCTCCTGTTTCCCGCATGTTGACTATAAATGGGACTGGCAAAGCAATCGGGTCGTTTTCTCAAACGGATCGTCGATCCTGTTTGGCGGACTGGATGATTCTGCACGAACCGAGAAAATCCTGGGTCTGGAATTCGCAACGATCTATCTGAACGAGGCAAGCCAGATCAGCTACAATGCCCGCAACATGCTGCTGACGCGTCTTGCGCAGCGTTGCGCCCTGATACCGCGCGAATACATAGACGCCAATCCTCCCGCGACCGATCACTGGCTCTATGCTCTTTTTGAGGGCGGCGTTGAGCCACGCTCGGGTATTCGTCATGCAGATCCGGGACTTTATGCCTCTATGGTCATGAATCCGGAACATAACCGGGTCAATCTGAGCGAGGCCTATCTCGATCAACTCGAGGCTCTGCCGGAGCGTGAACGAAGACGCTTTTTACTGGGTGAATACCAGACCGTTATCGAAGGCGCATTATGGCGTATGGAATGCTTCCGGCGTGAGGAAGCGGTGACGGAGCAGGAGCGCGACAGGGTCGTATCGCAGATGCGACGTGTCGTGGTGGCTATCGATCCTTCCGGGGCATCGGGTCCTTCGGATCTGGATTGCGACGAAATCGGCATCATCGTTGCAGCCGTGGATCGTGAGGGCATCGGTCATGTACTGGCGGATTGCTCGTTACGTGACACGCCAATGGCGTGGGCACGACAGGCCATACAGGCGGCATCGCTCTGGCAGGCAGACAGAATTGTCGCAGAGCGCAATTTCGGTGGGGCTCTTGTCGAGGCCACGCTGAGAAGCATCGACCCCAAGGCATCGCTCAGAATGGTGACGGCCTCACGCGGGAAAACGGCACGCGCAGAGCCCGTTGCCGCATTGTACGAACAGGGGCGTGTCGTTCATCGTGGTCGGTTTCCGTCGCTCGAAACGCAGCTCTGTCTTTTTTCGACGAAAGGCTTCGGAGGAACCACATCGCCCGATCGGGCCGATGCTCTGATCTGGGCCCTGACCGATCTGATGATCGATCCGCAACCCGCACGTGGACGATGGCAGGATCAGGGGTGGTTCAGCTTCTCGAGATAGGAGGTTTTTAATGGATTGGGTGGCTTTGCAGCGTCGATATGAGACACCCGCAGGACTTGCCCCTCGCACGGCGCGGCTCTTGGCCCTGCAACGCGTTCTTGACGGGACCCAGTACGACGTTCTGCCCTATCCGTTTGCGACAGAGCGTAATCCGGCAGGGGAATATATTCCGTTGTCGCAACGCAGGCCTTCGGTGCGTACCAATCTCTGTCGCACTGTGGTGGATGAAGCGGTGTCGCTTCTGTTCGGGAACACGCATTGGCCCCTCGCCGTCTCCAGATGCGGAGAGACCGCCGATGCGATGAACCGCTTTGCAAGGGAAGCAGGATTGCCTGTTCTGCTGATGCAGGCTGCCATTCGGGGATCTGTAGGGTCAGTCGCGCTGCTTGTGGAGCTCATCGAGGGGCGGCCGCATGTGCGTATGCTGGAAACGGCGTATCTGACGCCGGAGCGCGACCGGTCGGGTACGCTCGATCATGTGACGGAGCGTTATATCGTGACCGGAGGCGACCTTGTGGCGAGTGGCTACAGGATCGATCCTGCGTGCCATGCCACGCGATACTGGTGGCAACGGCGCTGGACGCGCGAAGTCGTACAGTACTTCATACCGCAGCCTGTCGATCAGACTGGCGATATGCAGGTGGATCATGGGAGGTCGTTCCCTCATGGAATGGGGGTTGTGCCGCTCGTCTGGATCAGAAACCTTGGCGGCATGGCGGACGAGCCTGACGGCGAGTGCAGCTTCGAAAAAGCGATCGATACGGTAATCGAGGCGGATTATCTGCTGTCTCAGGCGGGGCGTGGCCTGAAATATGGATCCGACCCGACTCTTGTGCTCAAGACGCCCGATATTCCCGATGGTCTCGCCCGACAGGGAGGGGCCGCCACGGCATTGACCTTGCCGCCTGAGGGCGATGCCAAACTGCTTGAAATCAACGGCGCTGCTGCCGGTGCGGTTCTGGCACATTACAGGGAATTGCGTCAGCTCGTGCTGGAGCAGTTGCATGGTAATCGCATGCATGGCGACCGTCTGGGTGTTCCCCAGTCGGGGCGGGCCATGGAGCTGATGTGCCAGCCCCTGATCTGGCTGACGGATCGTTTGCGCGGATCGTACGGCGAAGGGGGAATTCTGCCGCTTTATCGGCTGATCTGCCATTTGTCAGGAATTCTGCCCGACGGAGTTCGCATCGGTGAAAATCACTATCGCGATCTCGACCCGGCATGTCTGTCACTGCACTGGCCTGCCTGGTTTACTGCGGATGAAGGGGAGTTGCTGCCCATGGCGCAAGGTCTGGGTACGGCGGTAACAAATGGCCTGCTGAGCCGCGAGACAGCTGCACGGCTTTTTGCAAGTGCGGCCGGTCTTGTCGATCCGGCTGGCGAATGGACGACGATCAGAACCGCTGAAGCGGCTGAAACGGACCCTCTGGGGATAGATGGAAATGGTGGATGACGTCGACGCGCTTCGTCTCGCTCTTGCTGAACGTATTGCTGAACGCGATGCCCTTGTTCAGGCGCACGAAGAAGAACTGGCGCGAATAAGGACCCAGGCGCGCGATACTGTCCTGACCGGGGCTTTGCGCGCGGAAGCCACCCGACAGGGTGCGCACGATCCCGATCTGGTGACGATGCAGATCGATCGCGCAACGATCGGATGGTCGGCGGAAGGGCTGCCGCTGGATGTGGAAAAGGCGATCAGCGCTGCACGCGCGGCGCGTGGTTTTCTTTTTCGTGAGACTGCGCCTGCAGAAGGCAAGGGGGCACCCCTGGAAAGCGGAAGCATTCCGAAGCCGGCAGCGATGCAGGGGCAGGATGCCCGTCTTTTGTCAGAGCCGGATTACACGGCGCGTAAACGGCAGTTTCTTGCCGGAATTATCTGAAAACGGGTCAGGGGATTTTATTGATGGGTATAGAGAATTTTCCCGAGCAGCTTCGTGCGGCCATTCAGCAAGGCTTTCTGGCGCGGGAATTCCAGACCGGGCTTCATGCCCGTCTGGGCTTTCGGGCCATTGCGGATCGGGAGGTTTTTCCCAACGCGATCGGCGAGACGCTGACAAAGACACGCAAAAGCCTCAAGGCTCCGGTGACAACCCCGTTGCAGCCCTCCGGCAATACGAATTTCGATAACGGACTGTCTCCGAGCGGCTGGTCGATCGAGCAATACACGCTCAGCATCAATCAGTATGGCGATACGATCGATCTGAATATGGTCACGACCGGCGTCGGGATTGCCTCGCAGTTTCTCGCCAATGCGCAGACGAACGGCATGCAGGCGATGCAATCGCTCGATCGTCTGGCGCGGAATGCCTTGTATGGGGGCGTGCCTGGTGGCGTGGGCGGCTATCTCGGAGGCAATACCCGCGTGAGCGTCTCGGCATCGGCCAAGGCGAGTTCGATTGCCGTGGATGATATACGCGGCTTCCAGTTCGTGATCGTGTCCGGTCTAGTAAGGCCGGTGAGCGCCAGTTCCGGTATGACCGTTACGGTGGGAAGTGGCGTTTATACCCTGGTGGGGGTCACGGCGGATGCGACGAACATCTCGACGGCTCCCGGCGGCGTGTCCGGTCAGCTGCTGTTTTCTTCGGCTGTGTCCGTAGCGGATGCGACGGCCGGAATGGCGGTTATCGCCTCGACGGCGCCGCTCGTGCTTCGACCCAATGGCAAGCGTACGACGGCCGATCTGAGAAGGGACGATGGCGATACACTCAGTATACAGCATGTTCTGGCCGGTGTGGCGGCATTGAGGCGCAACAATGTGCCGATGATCGATGGCGCCTATAATTGCTATCTCGACGATCTGCAGCTTCTTTCGCTGTTTCGCGATGCCGATTTCAAATATCTCTATCGTGGCGCTTATGGTTCGGAAGAGTACCGATCCGGTCAGGTGATCGAGCTCCTGGGTGTACGGTTCGTCCCGACGACTGAGGCTCCGCAGCAGGCCTCTCTTGGTGGAGGGGCGATCCATCGTGCCCTTTTGCTTGGACAGGGAGCGTTGATCGAGGGAGATTGCGCCTGTGTCGGGCATTCCGACATTCCAGACGCGGAACGCGCCTTGATCGAGATTGTGGACGGTGTGGCAATGGTGACGCGCGAGCCGCTCGATCGCCTGAAGCAGATTATCGCGCAATCGTGGTATTGGATCGGCGGGTTTGCCCTGCCCACCGATGTGACGGCCAATGCGTCGATCATACCTACGGCGACCAATGCCTATCTCAAGCGCGGCGTGGTGATCGAGAGTCTCGGTACGGATGCCGCATGAGCGACGGGTGTCTGGCGGCGTGTGGCCCGACACCATCCGGTGAGGTGCTTGACGACGAAGAGAAAGCCGAGATCCGGCGTTTTTGCGGGTACGCGGCTTTAGGGGATGAGGCGAGCGGCGAGAGTTCCTGGCGCTTTTTCCAGAGTGCGGGGGTGCTCGAATTCCGTCTCAATACGCTTTCGGGCGTGGAACGGAAGAGACTGCGCTATTTTCTGCAAACACTTGCCCAGATGGAGCAGGCAATTCTGCATGCTTCGGACGCGCTCGATACACAGGCCGCATCGGTCTGGATTCGCAATACGCGTGAGCTGACCGAACGTGTGTGTTTGTTCGACTGGTGGAGACGTCGTGTCTGCAGCTTTCTCGGTGTTCCACCGGGGCGCGACCTTCAGGAGCGAGGCGGTATCGTAATCTGATAAACGCCCTTTCGCCAGCGTGGGGTGCGACAGGGAGCAGGAGGACCCTCATGCAAGCGATACAGGAAAAAGTCGATTTTAGCTTTGCAAAGGTGGCGCGAAAACTGGGCCGCAAGGCGCGCCATTATCGTCTGGTCGACCTGCTTTCCCCCCTCTCCATGCCATGCGGTATGTCCTGTCTCTGTGTCGATCTCGATCATGGATTTCGCCTGCGCAGACCGCGTGGATGGGCACAGGCCATGGTCTACGGGATCAGCGATGCGGCGTTACGCACAGGCGATCTTTTCGAGCAGGATGACTGTTTTTATTTTGTTGCACAAACAGAACCGTTACGGCCGGCTTTGCTCGTTTGCTGCAACCGGCTCGTGTCCGTAACAGGAATGCGCGGGGCGGAGGGCCTGTATGTGGCGCGTTGCCCTGCAAGCCTGCGCCTGACAGGCAAGGGAGACGACCGTCGCAGTGGCATGCCAGGGGCCGTGAGATCGGGGAGCTATATGCTTCACCTCCCCCTGCTCCCAGGGTTCTGTCTCATGCCGTACATGCAGGTTACAGACGAAATCGGTGCCCGTTATCTGATCGATGCCGTCGAGCGTTCTGAATGCGGCTTCCGCGCCGTTCTCAGTATGCAGCAGGTCTGATCATGGGAGGGACAACCTTGATCACCCATGGGCTTGCCCTGTGCTGTGCCGCACGCATGCGGCAGATCGCGCAGAGCGATATGCGCTGGTCCGGAGAGGCTGTCATTTTCCGTGCCGGAGCACTGATGCCGTCGGATCTGTTTGCCTCGCCTTCGTTGAGAGAGGCTTTTTCCTATGTCACGATCACCCCGATGACGGCGGGATATGAGCGTCTTGCAACGCCACTCGGACGGAACTGGAGCGAGGATTTCCGTCTTCCGCCCGTCATGGAGGTCAGTTCTGTCGTGTCGGGACTGTCGATCCGGCGATTATCGCCCAGGGCTGCGCCGGGTATCGTCGGTATCTTCTGGGAGAGAGGAGACGGGAAAACCTTTTCCGGATACCGGGTCGTGCAGGATGAAGAAACGCCGGAGGATGTCGTAGCGGCATTCTGCAAGGTATTTGCCGGCGCGAGGGCGGATGGGTCGGTACTGCGCGTCCCTTCGGGCCGTCTGGAAGCACAGGTGGCGGGTTATGGCCGATCGACGCGTCTTGCCAGCAGGCAGAGCCAGAGCTTTCGCCTGTCGATATGGACGGATCGATGCACCATGCGCACGGCTCTTGGGACGTTGCTGAACGACCGTCTCCTGCCGGAAGACTGGCTCGATCTTCCCGATGGGCGATGCGCCCAGATTATTTTCGACGGGGAAGAAGAGCATGACGAGATGCAGACACAGATCCTGTTTCGTCGCGATATCCGGGTCAGGGTCATATGGGATCGGTGGGAAACGGACTGGACGCCTCAGATGATTGCAGGCGGCGGCTGGTTGCGAACGGCCGGATCGATCCAGCCCTGGGGCGTCACGCCGGGTAATGACCGATCCGAAATCCCCGTCGATACGCTTGTACGGCTTTCTGCCCAACAGGATATGCCGATGGATTATCGGGACTGGTGCGTCGATTCCGATGGCACGGTCATTTGGTCGCCATCTTCTGCAGGAGGCATTTCCTAACGAAAAAGGATAATTTATGCCGCAACTCATACAAAATGGTGCCCTCAATACGGCGGCGCTTCCTGTGCCGGATCTGTATATCCAGATTGCCCAGCCTGAAACGCTTCTTGTTTCAAGCGTCTCTTCCGGGTTGCTCGGTATTGTCGGAACGGCTTCATGGGGCCCAAAAGACGTGCCGACAGTCATCGGTTCGCTGGCGCAGTGTCGCGAAGTGTTCGCAGGCAAGCGCGCCACGCCCAATAACCTCAATATAGCGGTGGATGTTGCCCTGCATCAGGGGGCTAGCCAGTTCTGTCTTGTCCGGGTGACGGACGGTGCCGATACGGCAGCACAGGGAAGTCTGGGTAATGCCCATTTCACGGCCCGTTATACGGGATCGGCAGGAAACGGGCTGACGCTGACCCTCACGCGACAGAATTATCGCGAAGGCATGTATGTGCTCACTGTCTCGCATGAGGAACTGGGCGTTACAGCCTATACAGGATCGGACTGGAGTAGTCTTCAGGATGCGTTGAGCAGTGATACGCGTGCTCTTGTACGGGTCGATCTGTCTGGCGATAGCGCGATCACCGATACAGGCTCTGTGCGACTTGGGGGCGGTAGCGATGGCGCCGACCCCAGACCCGAGCGCTTTATCGGATCTGCAGATGTCAGAACCGGTCTTTATGCCCTGACGAGTCAGGGGTGTGCCGTGGCAACGCTGGCAGGGCTGGGCGATACGACAGTTATGGCAGCCATGCTGGCTTTCGGTCGGGATGAGGGCGTTTACATGATTGCTGCCGGTCCGAAAGGCGAGAGTCCTGCACAGGCGGTGCAGGTCAAGAATGCGCTTGGATTGTGGTCTCATGCGCTGAAATACATGCATGGCGACTGGCTGTGGTGGAATGACGACACGCTCGGTCTGCAGCTTGTCAGTCCGGCTCTTTTTGCAGCCGGTAAACTGGCCGCGCTTTCTCCGGAGCAGTCAGGGCTGAACAAACCTCTGTCGGGTATTGTCGGCAGCCAGAAAAACGGTCTTGAAGCAACACGTTTCGGGTATACGCTGGCTGAGCTTGGATTGCTGATCGAGAACGGGATCGATGTGATCTGCAACCCGTCTCCGGGTGGGCAATACTGGTCGATAAGGGCAGGGCATAACACCGCACAAAATGCCAGCGTACAAAGCGATGCCTATACGAGACTGACCAATTATCTGGCCCGCGCTTTGCAGGGCACGATGGGACAGTATGTCGGCAGTGTGATCAACGACACGCTTTTCGGCAATATACGCGCCTCACTGCTCGGGTTTTTATCCGGATTGCTGTCGCAGGGTATTCTGGGCGTGACGGGCGGGAGGCTGCCTTATGCCGTCGTGTGCGATACGACGAATAATCCGACGGATCGCATTGCCACGGGCTATGTGCAGGCCGACGTGCAGGTCCAGTATCAGGGGATCAACGAGAAATTCATTATCAATCTGCAGGGAGGCGCGTCGGTCAGCGTCAGCACTGCCAGCGGGAGTGTCTGAACCATGGCCAATCCCTATAGCATCGGCCGGGACTGTCGGATTACCCTTTTGTGGAACGGATCGCGCATCGATTTGCGTGACGTGACGGGTTTCCAGTCCGAACAGCACACCATTATTCAGCGGGCAACACCGCTGAATGGTCTGCCGGTCGAATTCAATACGCCGAGCGGCTGGCGCGGCGTGTTTACCATTGCCCGCGCCAATGCCAATCTCGACAGCCTTGTCGCGGCAATCGAGGCTGCGTTCTGGAATGCCGGAAGTATCGGTAGCGGGACGCTTTATCAGTATATCCGTGAACCGGATGGAACGACGACCACCTGGGAATATAGCGGTGTATCTCTGTCGCTCAAGACGGATCGCTGGCAGGCCGAGGGCATGATTCATCAGCATGTCCAGTTTTACGCCTCTTTGCGGAGCAGAATTTCATGACCATGCTGCCTGAAATACTGGATATCGGTACAGGGCGCAGACTGAGCCTGCGTGAACTCGATCCGGGCGATATGCTCGATCTTATCGAGGCTGCTGGCAGTGCGGTTTCCGGACCATCTGCATCGGCTTGGCTGGCCTACGCACAGATGATCTGTTCGGTACGCGCCATCGATGCTGTGCCCGTGCAGATGCCGAATACGAAAGAAGAAATAAGGGAGCTTGCACGGCGTATCGGCAATGACGGTGTTGCGGCGCTCCAGAATCTCTTTGCCGATGAAGCCATGCAGGAAGACGCCATACTGGAAACGGCAAAAAACTGATCGGGCACCCCGACTTTCGCGAAAGTCTCTATCTCGCAAAGAACGGGGTGCCATGGTCAGTGGTCATGAGGTGGTCACGTGCACGACGCATAGCGGCCTGTATCACTCTTGCCGGGATGGAGGGATATGTCTTCGACTGGGGGCAGCGGTGTTACCGAGAGGCATAAATCATTATCGGGAAAGGGCGGAGCGTGATGGATGCAGGAATATTTGCGCGGTTTCCGGTTTTGTCAGGTAAGACGGCGCTTCGTTTCTCGTCTTTCGTTCCTCCTTTTCGCCCCCGACTTCCAGGGGCTCGGCAAGATCGCCTCTTAACGGCGAATAAATTCCTGAAATCCTGGAGAGGTGCATCCGCAGGGGGGGGGCGTAATCATAATACAGAAACGCTCCGGGTCCATGATCATGGGGTGTCGTGTGGGGGTGGGAGAAAGGCCGCAACGTTGTCGCCCGCCATGGGCAAGGGTCGCTCGGGTATGAAAACGCCTGACGTATATCCGATGCAATCGGCACCAAATTTATTGATGAGTGTCGTCGCAGCGCACGCTGGAACAGGCCATAGAGACACGGTGTTTCTGCAGCCGTACAGGCGACCTGTGAGCCTGCCTGTATTTCAGGAGAAAATTGCGCATTTCGTAGGCTTGCAGGCCGGATCTGCATTGCAGACTGTCAGAAAAGGAGGATCCAGATCCATTGGACCCTCCGACAGGAATGAAGCACGGCGTGGATTGGATAATTTGTTGGCCGGTAAATCGGCAAACATGCTGACGACAACGAAAAAAGCCCGGATGAGCCAGGTTTTGGTCGTTCCGGGACATGATGCATCGTCGGATCGACGCGCCATTGGGAAGGGTTCGGTCGTACTGGAAGGATCGGACTATCCGGATGCGGGGCAGCATCGGACAGGACGCTTTGATCCGGTAGCCGAAAAAGTGCTGCATCCACGCCCCGGGCATTTGTTGCAAAAAAAGAATAATATTAAATTGTTCTTCCCGGGAGTGCCGATGTCGCGCGGATTTGTCGCTGTGCCGCCCCATATCTCTCCTGCATCGAAGGGGGCGGAAATGGATGCCGGAACCCCAGAAACACAGGGTCGCCCGCGTAATTCGATATCTGGCGACGTGGAGGGCTATTTTTCTTCTGACAGTCCGCTTTTTGCTTCAATCGGTCGATCCCGCCATGTCTCGATGCGTGCGCAAGGGGCCATGGTCGATGAAATCGCCCTCCCTCAGTATCCGAATCTGAGTGTCGGTTTTATGTGAAGGGGAGCCTATGGGTGGATCGCTTCTCGATGTCGAGAATGCTCTCGGTGCGATAGGGCAACTCGACCGGGCAACGCCTGTGACACTGGGTGATCTTGTCCTGAGTGGGCCGGAAGTGCCGGATACACTTGTGATGGGTGGCAAGCAGATTCTCGTGGTTCATCGACTTCTCGGTGGAGGGCGTGTGATCGACGCGGTAGGGAACGATCCTGCGCGTCTTGTCTTGAGTGGGCGCTTTATCGGTCCCCTGGCGACACGACGTGCGCGTCGTGTGGAGGCGATGAGGCAGGCCGCACGTGTGCTGAGTTTTTCCGTTGCCGATCTTGCTGCCGATGTCTGGATTGCCGAGTTTTCCTGGGCATACCAGGCGCGTGGCACGATATGCCCTTATCGTCTCGTGCTGGAGCGCGAGGTCGTTCCCTTGTCGCAGGGAGCGAGCGCAGGCGAGGGCATCGATCTTGATCTGCGTGCAGGTCTGGGGGCGATCACTGACCGGCTTGCTGAAATGACCGAGGCTGGCTGGATCGGAACAACCATGATTTCTACTCTTGCCGGCCAGATCGCACCGGTGGCGCAGAGCCTTGGTGCAGGCGGGGCTGTAGCTCAGGCGCAGGCTGCGCTGGGCAAGGCAAGTGCGCTCTGGCAGACGGCGTCAGCCGTGTCGCGTGTACCCACCGCAGCGCTTGCCGTGTCCAGCCCCCTGTCTGCGGCCATGTCAGATTTGATGCGCGCTGGAGAAGATGCCGGGGATGCACTCGATAACGCGTCTCCGAGCGATGCGGGCGATCTGCTCGGGTCGTCCCGGAATGCCGGTGTAGCGGTTATCGCTGTGGAGGCTGGGAGTTATGCCAGACGAGCTCGAAGTCTGATGTCCGATTGATGCGCTCCGGAGTGAGCGAGGCGGATAGAACGCAGGGGGGCGGAAAGCATGTCTGTGAGAATTCAGGTTACGGCGGACGACGTTTCATTGTTCCATCTGGCGGCGCGTTATTTTGACGATGCAATGCAGTGGTGGCGTATTGCTGAGCGCAACGCCCTGACGGATCCCGATCTGACCGGGTTCGAAGTGCCTGTGCAGATCGAATTGCCGAGTGCTGACTTGATCGAGGCAAGCGGAGGCGTACCGGAAACATGACGGTCAGTATGAGGCGCTGGAAAGCGCGTTTGCTAATCGACGGCGCATGCCGTCAGGGCGTGTATGTCTGCGGCTTTCATATCGACTGCAATCGTTACGAGC